GGAGAACCTTCTGGAAAAGGCATCTCGGACCCCGACAAGGGAAGCCTTATACAGGTCATGAGCAATCTTTGGATAGAACGGGCGCATGCTTCCCAACCACTTCTCTAGCTTATCCCGGTCTGCAGTCGTAGACTTGCTCAGGAGCTCCCGAAACTGAAGATTCTGTGTGACTACGGGAAGAATCTCTGATGTTGCTCGTGTAACCGTGCTGGCAGGAGTAGTGGCTGACAGAAGGGGGAGGGAGTAGGGATCCAAGATAAGCCCTGTAATGTCGGCTTTTGGATCCAACAGCAGGCCTTTCCACAGAATCTTCTTGTAGCTTTGAACCTCACAAATCTTGTCCAGGAAGCAAAGGTGGAGAAGGGAAGAGGACAAGGGGTCGGAGTGACCCCTGTACAACATCTCCGGCAGGGTGGTGATGGGAAGCCCCCCCAAGTTGGTAGGTACAGCCAGGAGGAGCCTCAATAGCTGGGCTTCCCGCTCCTCCGGGGTGGTTGGAGTCCGGGACGGTCCGACGAGGCGACCAACCTCTGCTGAGATCTTCTGTACATGGAAGAGTGACCGCTTCAGTTCGCGACTGAGGGTGATCCCTTCCATCATTTTGGAGAGGAAGTAGGTTGGAAACGACCAGTCGTTACGCTCAGTGGCGCCCACGGCACCTGAGGAAATGCTTGAAATCATCTCATAGACACTAGGGGAGTCCCCGGTAGTAGAGGGGAAGAGTCGGGAGATATACTTGAGGGAGGTGGGGAGGTAGGCTCCGTGGAGAATCATCTCCTTCCCGTAGGTCAAGAAGCAGGTAGAGTATATACACTCTTCAGGCTTAACCACCTGACCTACCCTTAGGCTTTCCCGGGCAATGTTGGTGGCAGCTTGGTCCACCACATTTCGTATGTAAGCTTTCACCTGCTCTTCCCCTAGAGTGCGGGGGACGTAGATGTCTAGGATGCACACCTGGTTGTCACCCTGTCCAATGATCCTGTATGAGAGCCCAAGTGGCCACAGGGACATGTGCACCAACGCTATGGTGCAGGCGGTCCACAGCTTCTGGGCAATCCCCTCAAACCCGCCCTGGTGTCCGTACCAAAGGGTTCTCCCCTCAGGGGGGTTGTGGCGATTTCGAGAGTCAAGGAAGTCGGGAGGAAAGTCCGGTTGCCTTAGCAGGCACATGCTCTCCTTAAAGAAGGTATGCACCACAGAGAAGACACCTGGCTTCCCGTAGATCTGGTCCATCCTCCTCCCGATCGGATGTACTGTCTCCTCTCTCCACTGGAGGTTCCATCGGGAGAAATCAA